GGCACCAGAATTGGAGCAGGTCCGCCAAGAGTGGATGAAGCACTACAAGGCCAAGAATGTTGCAGGACTCGCGTCCGTAATAACGGATGCAACCCGTATCACGACCAAGGCCGAAAGGTCTACTAGCCGGGACACGGTTGAAAGTGTACGCAATGAAGAAAGGGCCGCTGCCCGCAAGCTACTAGAGCAAGCCGGTATCTATGATCTGGATACTGGCCCGGATAGCGGTGGTGCTGGACTCTCGGACATGGATTTCCTCGCCGCTTGGGGCAACGATCCCGGGAAGTACAACAGCAAGGAAGATTCTAATCGTGCAACTAATATACTCAAAAATCTAGCATAGGAGTTAGGTATGGCTGCTGGCGATACCATTACCCAATCATTAGATGATTCACTGCCTGTAGTTGTAGCATCCGCTAGGCAGGTACGGGAATTCGAAGGCGTGATGCCCAACCTGTGTGACAAGGTGACTCTGGATGAGGGAACCGGCCAGTCCTGGCGTGAAGTCAGCATGGCCGCTCTTACCGCCCAAGAGGTTACCGAGACCACTAGGCTCGACAACCCGCAACAGATGAGCGATTCGCTCTTCACCGTCACGCCGACCGTTGTCGGCATCCAGACCCTGATCACCGACCGGGTCGCCGCCAGGATATCCTCAAGGGCTTATGCCCAACTGGGTGGACTGGCACAGAATGCCATCGAGCGTAAGAAGGACCAGGACGGTCTTACGGTTCTTGACGGCGCGACCAACAGTATAGGTGGCAGTTCTACCACTTTGACCAGTGGTCACATATCGGCCGCTACCTACCGGATATCGAGCAACACCACCGAGCCGGGAAATCCCCCGTACCGGTGCGTTCTCCACGGTTTCCAACTCAAGGATATCTCTGACGAATTGACGGCCGGCGTCGGTACTTACCCGGTAGGTGAAGGCATCACCGCCCGTGTCTTCGCAGAGAAGTTCCAGGGGATGGTAGCTGGGGCACAGGTATATGAGGATGGCAACATCACCATATCAAGCAACGCTGCCAAGGGTGGCGTGTTCGCCCAGGAGGCCATCGTCATCGTGCAGGGGCGTGCCCCTCGTACCGCTACCGTCCGGCGTGAGGACATCGGCGGCGGAGCTACCGTACTCTATCTCTATGACGAGTATGCGTATGGTGAGCGTTCCTCTGGCAACTGGCTATTCGAGATCCATTCGGATGCCACGGAACCTACAAGCTAACTTTTAGCAGCCACGACTAGATGTATTGCGTGGCTGACTAGGCATAGGAGATGTTGATATGCCACAAAGTGGTTCAGGCAGGATAGAGATATTTGAGGACTTCGTAGGCGCAGAGGTGCCTATAGCCCTCACTACAACTAGTGACCAGATAGGATCGCTCCGAGTGATCGGTGACGGTCTTGCTGAGACCGACTCCGGTGTCATCAATCTGGAATCAGATGGGATGAGCGGGGTAGCGCAACTGACCAGTACCAATGAGGATAAACACGGCGTTTATATCGCTACACCCGTTATGTTCGATGTAGGACTTATGGGACCGTTGGTGTTGGAAGCCCGTTTGCGGCTTCCGGCCTTGGCTAACCGTGAGGTTTTCATCGGTTTCTCCGATGTGAATGCTGACGACTTGAGCTTGGAAGACGACCTGGTACATGGCGGCACCGCCACCATCACCCTGACTGCTTCCGATCTGGTCGGGTTCCTGTTTTCTTCTGAACTTTCCGATTCAGAGGACTGGCACACCGTCTACAACGGCGGCACCACCACGGGCGAGACTACCTCGACCAGTTTGGATGTGGATGATGACGCTGTGGCTGGGGAGTACCAGATATTCCGGGTGGAGATCGCCCCTAACGGGACGGCCTTCTTCTATATCGACGGCGTCGCTGTCGGTGGAAGTACCTCTGCCAAGAGCAGTGGTGTCTCTGGTGCCGTATCTACTAGCGTAGATCTGGCAGCGGTCGTTGGTTTCGAGTCGAAGACTACTACCGCGCTCACACTGGATATCGACTACATCAAGATCATGGCTAACCGGGACTGGGTCGTCTAGTTATAGATGAGTGCCCGGGGAAACCCGGGCGCTACCTTATCATGTGCTGCTATAGCAGCTAAGGAGTTAAGATGCCCTCAAGACGAGGATTCCGCTGGGACCAGGGCAACTCACGCCTTGAGGTCCAGGTGAACGGCACTATTTCTGCCCGCTTCGATGACACCGGTGATTACTTCACCGTGCCGACTGGGTCGGCGACAGTCACCGCTGGCGACCTCAAGGTAACCGCACAGAACCTGTACCTCGGTGCGGAGACTGCCTTTGCGAGTACCGAGCCCACAAGCGCGGCCATCTTCAAGACAGGCACGGCCCCGGCCGGTGCTATCGTGACTAGCAGTGCTGTTTTTGCCAACGATACCGTGCTTCGCAAGATCATCGCTGACGGCACTGTCTCCTCTGTAGGTTAACCATTGCTAGAGGCGTTACTCCTTACAGGTGAGATACCTGAGATACGCTGGGAGCATGGCGACGACCTGTGTGACTGCACGTTCCAGCGCATCGGGTACTGGACCAACCCTTACCTTGCCCGCACAACCGAGATTCGGATCTGTTGCGTCTGGAAGGTGATGGTAGAACAGAACCCGGAGATAGCCGCCCTGGTGCGGGAGATACCTGCCTTCGATGATTACAACAAAGACCGGTGGGTGACGGAGCCGGCGCCGTGGGATTCGGAAGATGGCGATATGCCGCGAGCTCTGTGGCACCGTCAATTATCCGTGCAGCAGGGCAAACCTCTGGAGCAGGTACGCAAGGAATATGACCATCTGGAGCCTCCAAGGCGTTTACCCAAGAAAACGCCCTCAGTGAGGCTTACAAGGCCAAAGAAGGTACTTCGGTAGATGGAGTGCGATTTAGATGATGTCCTTCTGGCTTACGGAGAAGCGTGCATGAAGGTGCGGCTCCTTGAGGCAGAGGTAGACCGTCTTCGGTTACTCCTGAAAGAGAATATGGGTGAGGGCGATGTTGTGGGTGGGGACCGAGGGGATAAACCCAAATGAGCCTTGCTTTAATCTGAGCGAGGTGAACCTCCAGACCCCGGAAGGCGGCAGTTGGCACCGCTACCAGATCCTCAGTGTGGTGCGTAAAGACCGGCTTGCCGAGTACCGGGAAGACCTGGGGCCCCGGGAGGGATTCGCCTCCGAGGAGTTCCGTATCCCCGGCGGGGTATGGGACCCCGATACTAACCGTGCCGATATCGTACATACCGTGGCCGAGTTGCGGGAGATGGCTAATCAGACCCGAGCGGCCGGCGGCTTCTCTTCATGGCTCCGCGCTCCCCTTCCAACAATCGATCTCGTAGGTGGCCTTGATGACCACCGGGAAAAACTTGCGACCATTTCCAAGGAGAAAGGATTATGACTACTGAGCCCCAATACATCGAAGAACTGATGCAGCAGGTAGAAGAGGCTGAAGAGCCCGGTGAACTCAAGGAAGGGCAAGTAGTCTATCACGGCAACGATGAGATGCCCCTGACCCCGAGGGTGCATAGCGTGGAATCGGCCGGTTATGTCTATATCTACAACACCAAGACCGGCGACCGTTCGATGACCAATCGGAACATGCTTCAAGACCAACTGAAGAAGACTTTCCCTGAAGATGGAGCCAGGGTCTTCACGACCATCAAACCGGCTTTCGAGCCACCGCGTGGCACCTATAAGTGTCTACTTCATGTTGATGGCCCGAATAGGGCCCATTATGACGCTATCGGTCTGGCTACCTGCACCAAGGACGACCTTGCGTCGGAGTACCAGGTGCAGCGACATATGTCTACCCGCCACCAGATGGAGTGGGCAAACATCTCTGACGAGCAGGATCGTGCGGAGAAAGATGAAGAGCGGGTCTTCCAGAGGACCATGATGGAGGCTTTGGGTAATGCCAGCCGCACTGGTGTTATAGATGCGGTCGCTAGTAATAGTGGCAACACTCCCAGAACAAGGCGGGTAAATAATTCCGAAGTTGATTGTGACCTATGCGGCAAGAGTTTCAAAGGTCTAGCCGGCCTCAAACTCCATGTCCGGCAGAAGCACTAGGAGAAAAGAGATGCCGTTCGTACAGACAAGTGTGGTTACTTCCGATGGAAGCATCACTACCGCTCCGGCGATAGTTTATGGAGTATTGGCGGCCGCCGGCGGTACTGGTGGACTTTGGCAGCTGAACGATTCCACCGATGACTCTGGCACTGACCTTATAAGCGGTTTCGCAGAGGCCAGTAGTCAGATCTACATCAATCTTTCCAACTCTCCAGTACAGTTCAGTACCGGCATCCGGGCAGACTTGGCTGGGTCTAACCAGATCCTGACAGTCTTCTATACGAGTTAATCATGGCAAATGAGTTCAAGCACAAAGACCCGGGTACGGAGATAACCCAAGGAGAGTACATCTCGGCCAGTGGCGATGGGCACATATTCGCCTGCCAAGCCACGGGAGATATCCTCTACGCTTCCTCGACTACCGTGCTGAAGAACCTTGGTAAGGGCGCGGCAAATACCGTACTGAATATGGGTGGTTCCTGCATCCCTGCCTGGACCGCCTCTCCTAGCGTTACTGATCTGACGATAGGCGGAGGGTGCATAACCCTCAGTGCCGCCACCGATATTGACTTACTCGATAACACCGCTTCAGCCCTCAGTTTCGATGCAACTGGTAAGACTGGGATCATCGATATCGTGACGACCAACTGCTCCGAAGGCGTTACCATGAGCGGGACGCTAGGAGTGACCGGGGTTGTGACGGCTAGTGCAGGCATAGAACTAGGCCACGCCTCGGATACTACCATTACAAGAGGCGCGGCAGGGCTATTGGAAGTGGAAGGTGTGCGATTGAT